GAGAGCGCCGGCGAAGCGGCAAAGAAAATCCTGTCAGGAAACGTCGAGCTGCTCAATTTCGACGAGGCTCGCTGCTTCAAAGAGAACTATCTCGGGCTGATGGCTCAGCTCGAGTACGAACGCAAGTCCGGGTCGCTCGTCGAGCTGGATACCGCAACAGCAATCCTCTTCGAGGAGTTCCGGGCGCAGCGCGATGCGTGGCTCAACTGGCCTACACGGGTTGGTCCGATCCTGGCAGCCGATCTGGGCGTCGAGGCCGACCGAGTTGTCGAGGCTCTAACCGCGCATGTCCACAAGCACATTGCCCAACTCGGCGAACCAGAAGCCAATTTCTCGGAACGGGAAGGCTGATCGGCTCCGCGCGTCTGTACGCCGCGCATGGACGCCGCCGCCGCGTATCAGTGTGCCGGCATGGGCTGACGCCTATCGCAAGCTCGCGAAGGAGGCTGGTAGCACATCGGGGAACTGGGAAACGTCGACGGTGGAAGTCGCGCGCGGGCCGATGCTCGCGGTGACTGAGCCCGGCGTGCATATCGTTACGACGATGGTGAGCACCCAGCTGCTCAAGACCGCTCTGCTCGAGAACGTGTTTGGGTACTTTGCGCATCTCGACCCTTGCCCGATTCTGCTGTTGCAGCCGAAAGAGGACGCCGCCGAACAGTTCAGCAAGGAACGTATCAGCCCGTTGATCCGCGTGACTCCGGTGCTGCGCGAGATCGTCGGCACGAGCAAGACGCGCAATGCCGATGAAACGCTGCTGTTCAAGGCGTTCCCCGGTGGCTTTCTGGCGCTTGCCGGTGCCGGTAGCCCTGACAACCTTGCTCGGCGTCCGGTGCGGGTAATCCTCGCAGACGAGGTGGACAAATACCCGGTGACGCGCGAAGGCGAGCCGATCGCACTGGCCGAAGAGCGGACGGCGACGTTCGGCGTTAACTGGCTATCGATCCGCGCGTGCTCGCCGACGGTTGAAGATGAAAGCCGTATCGAGGCAAGTTACAAGGATTCGGACCAGCGTCGCGCGTCGATCGCGTGCCCGCATTGCGGGCATCGTATGTTCCCCGACTTCTTCAAGCACGTCGATTGGGATAAGCGGCGCGACGAAAGCGGTGCCGTCGTCGAGCACTTTCCGAAGACGGCGCGCATCTCGTGCGAGGCCTGCGGACAGATATGGTCAGAGGGCGACCGGCTGCGCGCGCTACAGACTGCACGTTGGCACCAGACGCGACCATTCGAATGCTGCGGCGCTCGACACGTTCCGCTTGATGTGTACGAACGTGCATGGCGCGGGCCGGAAGACGCGCGCGAGGCCACGACGGAAGCAGCGATTGCCACGGTGTGGGACTGGTGGGAAAGCGATCGCCACGCGGTGTATCGCGCGAAGTGCCCAGAGTGCGGCGAATGGAAAGTCGACAACGAACATGCCGGCTTTCAGGCGAGCAAGCTCTATAGCCCGTGGCAGAAAGATAAGCCATCGGACATTGCGGCGAAGTGGCTGAAGGCCGAAGGCGACGAAGAGAAGAAGCAGACCTGGTGGAACACGCAGGCCGGAATGCCCTATCGCCCGAACTCGGGCAAGGTGCTTCGCCTCGAAGCGCTTGTTGCGCGCGGAGAACGCTGGGCGGCGGAAGTGCCGGATGGCGTCGCCGTCATCACGATCGGCGTCGACACGCAGGACTATCGCTTCGAAGTCGAGGTCGTCGGCTGGGGCCGCAACGAAGAAAGCTGGTCGATCGCCTATGAGGTGATTGAAGGCGATATGGAAACGCCCGATCCGTGGGAGCGGTTGGACGCGCTGTTGAATCGTATCTGGCATCGCGCGGACGGGCGGCCGTTCGAAGCGATGGCGGTTTGTATTGACTCGGGCGGCCACCACACGCAGAAGGTCTACGACTTCTCGAAGGCGCGTCTCGGTCGAAAGGTGTGGGCGATCAAGGGCGAGTCAGCCGTCAGCGGCAAGCGCAATCCAGTCTGGCCCATCAAGAGGCCGACGCGGAAGACCAAAGCATCTTTCCGGCCGGTGATTCTCGGCGTGAATGCGGCGAAGGACACGATCCGGAACCGCCTGCACGTCGAAGGACCGGGACCGGGCTATATGCACTTCCCGAACGATCGGGACATCGGCTACTTCGAGCAGCTCACGTCGGAGCGATCCGTCGTCAAGACCTCGGGCGGCCAGAAATATCGGGTGTGGGAACTGCCGTCGGGTCGCGCCAACGAAGCGCTCGATTGCCGCGTTTATGCCTACGCCGCGCTATGCGGCCTTACGCATCTCGGCATGAAGCTGAATCGCCGTGCGGATCTTGTTGCGCAGCCGCTTGATTACGACGCTTCGCAGCAGGCGTGGGCACCTCCGGCTCCGGAACAACCGGCGGCGCCGACGCCATCAACTACAGATGCAAAACCCGTCAGGAAGAAGCTGACGAGCCGCCTCGCATAGGAAAGAAATGGCTATCACGGACGGGATGAGTACTGCGGACATGCAGTCGAGACTGGCCGCGCTTCAGGCGGCTTACTTCGATCTGTCGTCCGGCGGGAAGATCGTGACGGCCACGTACAACCAAGGCGACGGTACGAAGTCGGTCACGTATCAGCAGAGCGACATCGCTCAGATTATGCGCAGCATTCAGATGCTGCAGAAAGCTCTCGGGATCATCCCGCACTATCACCGCGCTCGCAGGATCTACTTCTGATGTCACTCATCGTCGATTCGACTGGCAAACCCTTCGGGGATCTGCCAGCCGGAGGCCGTGCGCGCGCGGATGGTGGGTCGAACACGCCACTGACCATTCCGGGCAGTGTGACGCAGCCGTACGGCAGCGTCTATCCGTACGAAGCGTCGCGCGTTGATACGCCGGAGATGGGGAATTGGAATCCGTGGATTCGCTCCCCGGACTCGGAAATAAATTACTGGCGCGACCGGATGGTCGCGCGGGCGCGAGACCTTTCCAGGAATGATGGCTGGGCGAGCGGCGGCATTACCCGCATTCTTGACAACACCGTCGGCGCGCATTTGCGCCTTTCCTCGAATCCTGACTGGCAGTACCTGCGGCTATTCGGTAAGAAGTTCGATGCGATATGGGCCGATGAATTCCGGAAGGCGGTCGAAGCTCTTTGGCGTGTCTATTCGGAGGACCTCGGGCACTGGAACGATGTGTCGAGGCAATTGACGACATCGCAGCAGATGCGCCTCGCGTTGCGCCACAAGCTTATTGATGGTGAGGACCTGATCGTCAACCATTGGTTTCCGGATCGCGTGGGGCGCGGCGCGGCGCAATACGCGACGGCGTTCCTCGTCGTGGACCCGGATCGGTTGTCCAACCCGTATCAGATGGTCGACACAAAATATCTGCGCGGCGGTGTCGAAATCAATGATGACGGTGTGCCGCTCGCGTACCACATCCGCAAGGCGCACCAGAACGATACGTACAACGCGTACGAGTCAATGGAGTGGGAGCGCATCAAGCGCGAGGATGACGACGGCTGGCGCCGCGTGATCCATGACTTCGAGCGCGACCGGGCAGGGCAAAACAGAGGCATCGGCATATTCACGCCGGTGCTCTCGCACGCGAAGATGCTAGCGCGTTATTACGGAATCGAACTGCAAGCCGCGACTGTCGCGACGATCTTCGGGACGTATGTCACGAGCCCCTACGATCCGGCGATGATCGAGGCGGCGATGGACTCCGAAGGCGGCGAGCAGGAGATGGGTTACTACCAGGACCTGCGCGCTGATTGGGCGAAAGAACGCCCAGCGACGCTCAATGGTGTTCGCGTTCCGACGCTTGCGCCGGGCGAAGAAATCAAGCAGGTCGCAGCGGCGCATCCGCATAGTGGCTTCGGTGAGTTCGCCCACGAGATGCTTCGGTCGATCGCCGCAGCGCTCGGCGTGTCCGCAGAGCAGATCACGCAAGACTGGAGCAAAACCAATTATTCGAGCGCGCGTGCTGCATTGCTAGAGAGCTGGAAAACGCTGAATCGCAGAAGTGCGGAGTTCAAGATCGGCACGGCGACGCCGATGTATGCAACCTGGCTGCAGGAAGTGATGGAGCGCGGTGATCTGCGGTCTGTACTGCCAAGTGGCGCGCCGGAGTTCATTGAGGCAGCGACGGCATATGCTCGTTGCGGATGGCTCGGTGTGGCCCGCGGGTGGGTCGATCCCGTGAAGGAGCGACAAGGCGCCGCGCTCGGAATGGACATTGGCCTCTCCACTCTGCGCGACGAGGCTGCGGAGCAAGGTCGCGACTGGGAGGAAGTCATTGCCCAGCGTGCCATCGAAATCCGAACGTTTAAAGAGCACGGTATTCCGTTGCCAGACTGGACCGGCGGTAAGGATGCGAGTGACGCATCGGATCCGCCTGAGGAGCCTCAACCGCAATGAAAACCTATCCGTTCGCTGCGGCCCGCGTGTTTGATGTGCCGCTCGCGGTCCACCCGACCAAAGGGCAGGTGATCGCGAGGGTACTAGCTGGCCGGTTCGGTATCTCCGATGTCGAATTCGCCGGCGGCGCGCCGCTCGTCGTGAAGCCGATGGCTTTCGATGAGTGGGATGACGATGAGAGCATGCAGGTTCAGGAAACGCCATATGACCTGGACCAAGGCGTTGCAATAATCGACGTCTCCGGCACACTCGTTCAGAAGAGCAGCAACCTGCGGCCGTCCTCGGGAATGCTCGGCTACAACGCGATTCGCCATAATTTTCTCGCTGCGTTGAGTGACGAGCAGGTTAAGGCCATCGTGCTGTCGATCGATTCCCCCGGTGGCGAAGTGGCTGGCTGCTTCGATCTCGCTGATCTCATCTATGCGTCACGTAGCATCAAGCCGACGCTCGCGATCCTCAATGAGTCGGCCTTCAGCGCAGCATATGCACTTGCCAGTGCATGCGAGCAGATCACCGTTCCGCGCACCGGAGGAACCGGGAGCGTGGGAGTGATCTGCATGCACGTCGATCAAAGCAAGGCGATCGACAAAGCCGGTCTGACCGTCACGATCATCAAATACGGCGATCGCAAGGCTGACGGAAACCAGTTCAACCCGTTGTCGAAAGAGGCGCTTGACCGGTACCAAGCCGAAGTCGACGAGATGGGCGAACTGTTCGTCCAGACAGTTGCTCGCAATCGAAACCTTTCTGCCGATGTCGTTCGTGAGACGCAGGCAACCACCTTTCTCGGCGCCGCTGGTGTCGAGATCGGCTTCGCCGACGCTGTGATGGCGCCGGACGAGGCATTTCAATCCCTGCTCAAAGAGTTGGGCTGACATTACCCACCCCCAAGAGGTTTACACATGAGTATTCGCACCCTTGCGGCGCGCGGGCTCTCGTTCGCCCATCTCGCCGGTTTGCCTTCGCGTGCTGCACGTGCGGCGGAACAGGACGACGAGCGCAAGCAGCGTGACGGCGAGTCCGATGATGATTACGCCAAGCGCATGGAAGAGCTCGACGAAGAAGACGAGCAAGCGCGCAAAGCCGAAGAAGAGCGCAATGAAGAGGAAGCGCGCAAGGCCGAGGAAGAGCGCCAGAAGGAAGAAGAAGCGCGGCGGGCCGAGGAAGACAAGGATAGCGATCCAGCGGCTGATGACGATGACGACGAAATGCGCGGCAAGAGCGCCGTCGCACGCGCCCGGCGGCGCGAGCGCGCTCGCTGCGCAGCGATCTTTGCATCGCCCGCCGCTGCTCGCAACCCCGTTCTCGCTGCAAATCTAGCATTCAAAGGCCAGATGAAGCGCAGCGAGGCTATCGCGTTGCTCGAAGGAACGCCCGCGCCCGCGTCGGCGGCGCACGCAAGTCGTGCGGCGCGAAACCCGAATCTTGGTGCAGACGGTGGCGCCAAACCGTCCCAGCAGCAGGCCTTGGCGGCACGCTGGGACGCGAATCTCAAGGCCGCAAATCCGCATCGCCGCTAATCAACCTTCTGCCCCAAAGGAACTGAACCATGGGTAACCCGACTTACACGCCGTTTCAGGAAAACTGGCACAACGGCGGCTTTCTCGTCTCGCAGGCGAACGGCCACCAATCGATCGAACAGGGCACGCTTACCGGTGGCGCGAAGGTGTTCGCCGGTACGGTGCTTGGCACCGTCCTGTCTGCGCTTACGGCTGTTGCGGCCGCGCTCGGCACGAACACCGGCAACGGTACCTTCGGCACGATCACTCCCCAGGCTGCGCCTGCCACAATGATTGGTGCTTACCTAGTTGCACTGACGAGCGCGACGGCGTTCACCGTCACGGCTCCGGACGGTCAGACGGCGGTCGGCACCGTCGGCAGCGCATTCAATGGTCTTGGCATCGGCTTCACGATCACCGCCGGCGGCACGCCGTTCGTGGCCGGTGACTCGTTCACGCTCACGACCACGGCGGCGCCAGGCAACCCGACGATCGCTTCGGCGGCCGGCACGAACACCGGCAACGGCACCATCGGCTCGTTGAGCGTTCAAGGCTACGCAGCTAAGGCAGGCGTCTATTCGGTCGAGTTCGACGACGCGACACACTTCGTTGTGTCCGATCCGACGGGTGCCGAAGTCGGCCATGGAACGACGGGCGTTGCCTTCAAGGCAGGCGGTCTCTCGTTCACGATCACCGCAGGTGGCACCGCATTCGTGCCGGGCGATAGCTTCTCAGTGACGGTCGCGGCTGGCTCGAGCAAGTACAAACCGTTCGATCCGGCCAACGTCGATGGATCGCAGGTGCCGAGTGGCATCCTGTTCGCGACGAAGGACGTCACGAGCGTGGACAAGCCGTGCGCAGTGGTCGTCCGTCTGGCGGAAGTCAACGCATCGGAACTGGTGTGGCCGACGGGCATGAGCGCCGCTGCGATCACCGCCGCGCTCGCGCAGTTGAAGGCGCTGACCATCATTCCGCGTTAATCGCCACTCGACCAGACGCCGCCTCCTGGCGGTTTTTCGTGAATGCATTGAGGCCGCCAGCAAGGCGGCTTTTTCTTTTTTTAAGGGATAAGCCATGGCTGGCGAAATCATCGACATTTTCAACGGCGACGCATTCAGCGCGCTGGCCCTCACGCAGGGTGTGCAACGCAACCCCTATCAACCGGCCGCGCTCGGTCAGTTGAACATCTTCGACCCGAATCCGATCCGCACGACGGCGGTGTCGGTCGAAGAGCGCACAGGCACGCTGAAGCTGATCGGATTCAGCGAGCGCGGCGCAGAGGGCACGCAACGTACGACGGAAAAGCGCAAGATGCGCTACTTCGACGTGCCGCGTCTGATGCACGACGACACGATCCACACGTACGAAATCCAGAACATCCGCGAGTTCCCGGAAGGCCCGACGGGCCAGATCGTGACCGTGCCGATGCAGCTCGAGCGCGAAGTCGCGCGGCGCCTCGCCGGCCCGACGGGTCTGCTCGCGAGCGTCGAATACACGAAGGAATACCTGCGCCTCGCCGCCGTTCAAGGCTTGGTGCTGAATCCGGCCGATGGCAGCGTGCTCTACAACTGGTTCGACGAATTCCAGATCACGCAGGCAACGGAAGTTGCATTCAACCTCGCAGCAGGTGTCCAAAACAGCCTGCGCCCGATCATCAATGGGATCAAACGTTACATGGGCCGCAAGGCTCAAGGCGCGTTCACGAACCAGACGAAGATCATGGCGCTGTGCGGCGATGTGTTCTACGACCAGTTTTCGAACCACCCGGATGTGATCCGTACGTTCCTGAACTGGGAAGGCGCGAAGGACATCCGCAACGACGCGTTCGGCGATGCGTTTAGCTCCTTCGATTTCGACGGCGTCACGTGGGTTAACTACCGCGGCTCGGACGATAATTCGACCGTCAAGATCGCCGACGACAAGGTCAAGTTCTTCCCGGTCAACGCTCCCGGCATCTTCCAGGAAGTCATGGCGCCGGGTGAATCGGCCGAGTTCATCAATCAGCCGGGCGCGCCTGTCTACGTGCTGCCGATCATCGATCGTGATCGTCGCATGTGGTGGAAGATGGAAGTCTACGCGTACCCGCTGTACCTCTGCACTCGCCCGGAAGTCCTGATCGGCGGTCGTTCGGAGGCGTAATGCCCATCAACTGGAGTGCCGAGGTTATCGGCCCGCTGATGGGTGTCTTCGGTGAGCCGGTTACTTACCGTCCACTCGCCGGCGGTGCATTGCCGATCTCCGGTGTGTTCGACAACGCATACCTCAAGGAAGTGATGTTCGAGGATGCCACGTCGGGCGTGACGGAAGTGTCGGCAGTCCTCGGCGTCCAGTTGTCGCAATTCCCCTCCGTGCCCGTGCAAAACGACATGCTCTCGGTAGCGAGCGTCAATACGACGTTTGTTGTCCGAGAGGTGCGTCTCGACAGTCGCGGAGGTGCAAAACTGCTTCTCAGCAAGGTGAGTTCGCCATGACGACGTCAGCAGAGATTCGCA